GGACAGGAAGTTGGAACCCCTGTATCTGAATCTAGAGTCATTGAAGCCTTCGAGCAAGATGTCCAAACAGTATTGTCAGACTGCACCATCCTATATCCAGACTTCGAGGAGTTGCCAGAAGAAGCTCAACAAGTGATTGCCAATATGATGTTCAATATGGGAAGACCTCGCCTGTCTGCCTTTAAGGGTATGAAGGCGGGTGTAGACTCAAGGGAGTGGAATGAGGCAGCAGACCAGATGGTAGATAGCCGTTGGTATCGTCAAGTAGGGGCAAGAGCAGAACGTCTAGTTGAGCGTATGCGTAATGTTTAATCATAAACCAGTAGAGTTGCCTACTATATCTGCAACAAACAAGGATGGTGTTCGTCTCTATGAAACACCAGATGGTAACAAGTATCCGTCAATCACTACCGTACTATCTGTACGAAACAAGCAGGGTCTGATGGAATGGCGTAAGCGTGTTGGTAATGATGTTGCAAACTACGTTGCACGAACTGCCGCAGCAAGAGGTACTAAGGTTCACCAAATGTGTGAAGATTACCTCAACAATATGCATCGTGATTTTCCCACAGAATGGGAGAAGCATAAAAAGAACTTCCTACCGTGGTGTCTGTTCAATCAACTAAAAGATGGTGCATTGCACAAATTAAATAACATTTATGCACAAGAGGCGGGTCTTTACAGTGATAAATATAAGGTAGCGGGCAGAGTAGATTGTATTGCAGAATATGATGGAACACCTTCCATTATTGACTTCAAGACATCCTCTAAAGAACGCAATGATGATTGGAATGAAAGTTATTACATTCAAGGCTCTGCATATGCAGAGATGTTCGGAGAGAGAACAGGGATTGAAATCTCACAGGTAGTTATTCTCGTAGTCACAGAGGACGGAACTGTTCAAGAGTTTGTTAAGGACAAAAACAATTATCTAGATGCGTTGGTCGAATCCGTTGCAGAATGGAGAAGACGTAATGAAGTATCTAACATTCCTAACAGCACTGCTGCTTAGCACACCAACCTTTGCACAAGAACCACCATCTTTCTTTCAAACGCAGAAACCAGTTCTTTGTGCGCCATTACAAGTTATTCTGGGTGCAGTTGCAAATGTAGGTGAGGAGCCATATGCATATTGGACTGACCCTGATAATGATACTGTCAATCTAATGTACGTTGGAGATAGTGGAATTACCATTATTGAATCTTTTGCAAATGGTAATGCATGTATTATTGGAACAGGTAACAAGGTGGAATTTGTGAACAAGGCGACAAAAAGTTCCTTGACTCTCAAAGGAAAAGATGTTATATATAACAGGTAATGTTGAAGAGGACTTAACGCTGAACTGGACGGGGGTGCAATTCCCCCCGCCTCCACCACAAACACATTTACTGAGTGTGTTTATTATGGGGGCGAATTAGGATCGACAGGCAGTTAATAGGAAATTGGAGTTACACGGTTGGTCGCGCATAGACCACTATAGTAAATGCAAACGATAATTTTGCACCAATGGCTCTTGCTGCGTAAGCAGTAAGTGTCGGGGTTTCGGTGGGTGTCCTAGCAACAGAATCACCCACCAACACACACAAACACAAGGAGAAAGAAATGACATTCATCGTTTCCACACTAACATTTGAAACAGGTCTTGGCGATTGGTTCAATCGTATTTTCAAAAAAATGCAACCATATGGTTACACTCGTGCCGCAATTGAAATGGAACGTGAGGGGTATCCCAAAGAGGCTGCTGCTCTACGTCAGATGGCAAAGTTTGCGGGAGAGTAATCATGGCTAAGACACCTTATGAGATTCGACTTGATCTTCTGACTATGGCAAAGGATATGCTTGACAAACAGTATGAAACTGCATCTAATATGGCATGGCAGGCATTTGAGAAGGCAGCAGAAGACAACAAGGATATGTACAAGAGTTTTGACCAGTACATTCCAAAGATGTTCACACCTGATGAGGTTCTCTCTCAAGCAGAGAAACTACAGGAGTTTATAAATAAAAAAGATTGATCAATCATCATGCTCGGGTTGCGCCGTAATACGCACGGGGGGAGCCAACGGTCAGCTCCCCAACTTTTTATAGGAGATATATTATGGGTTGGAATCCCTTTAAGAAAAAGTCTTGGACTGATGTTGGCAAGGCTATTGAAGACACTGCAACAGATGCCGGTAATGCGATTGCAGACACCGCAACTGATGTTGGAAATACAGTTGCAGATACTGCAACAAGTGCTGCGAATGCGACGAGTGATTTCGTTACAGGTCTTGTAAATGATACAAGCAAGGCAGTTAAACATACCGCAGACACTTGTGCTGCACAGGCAACAGAGTATTCCAAGCAAGGATTTGATGTTGCATCTGATGAATGGAAGAAGGGAACTCAAGAAGCGTGTAACGCAGTGAGTCACGGTGTTGAGGCAGTCGAATGGGCTGCAACAGAAGCGTGGGATTGGGTTGATGCGAATGCATGTTATATCGGTTTGAACCTTGCACTGACTACTGGTTGTGTTACATATTTTACACCAAAACCTAATCCTTCTGATCCCGGCACAGTTACCAGTACAGCAGTCAGTACAACTTATCTTGGTTACATTGCCACACAAGGTGCGAATGCTGCAATGGCAACCGCAGTTGGTGGTTTGATTACAGAGAGCGTTTGGCTCATTCCCGGCGTAAAGGGAAACTGTAATAAGAAGACACTTAACAACGTAATCGTCAACGTAATTGCAACGTGTAATCCTGCAATGCTTAGTGTAAGTCTTGCTACACCAGCAGGCGTTGGTATTTTCGTTGGTAGTGTAATTAGTCCAATTGTTGCACAATTGGTTTGTGAGAAAATTGCCCCCAAAGGTATGACGGGCACAAAATAGGAGAACTTATGACTTTGAACACTGCTAAATCTTTCTCTCTTGAGATTGAAAGAATTGCTAATGAAAAGGGTATTACCCACATGGAGGCAGTACTAGATTATTGTTACCGTAAGAACATCGAACCCGATACAGTCGGGAACCTTATCTCAAAAAGTCTCAAAGAGAAGATTGAGGCAAATGCGAGGGAACTAAATTTTTTACCAAGAACAGCTAAGTTACCCGTATGAGTCATCTTAAAGAACAGAACACCACCTATTTCAAACACCTCTTTCATGCGTGGTCAATGGGTATTGTTCTTTTCATTCACGGGGTAATCCCCTGCATTTTAACTGATTGGGTATCGAAGCGTATCTGTAATGGAACCGATTGACATATATTTGATGTACTGTGCCTTCAAGGCGCATTTTGGAAAGACTGATTATGACTTTGTGAAGTACAAAGGTAAGACTCGCATTTCCAGAGACACATTCTATAAACGCAAGGACCGTGGGTTCTTCGTGCGTCTATCCAGAAAATATAAGTCAGAAGAGGAAGTCAAGAATTACTTTCTGTCCAATTTCATCAGGGACAGGAAGGGTTACATCGCCAACTTCAATGATGAGAACTATAACTCATGGAAGTTGAAGCGGGGTAACTTTTTTGATATGTTTGTGGTTGAGATGACTCCACTTGTGAAGGAATTTGAACCACTATTTGAGGTGAAGAAACACAACCACCCGAAACTTCTCAAGGAGTTTCTGGGTGGGCGTGTATCACTGGAGACGGTTATCATTCTAGATGAGTTAGTCTCTTTCAGTAATAATTGGGACAAACTATTAGGGGACGATATTGTATGGCCTGACCTAAAAAAATTTATGAATGATTATAAAAGGTTCTTGACAATTGACAAGAATAAGTATAGAATGAATTTATTAACATTAATTGAGGAGTCCAGAAATGGATCGTATTGAAGGTTTTTTTGAGGCAAAGGTTGCCGAACTTCAAAACACTGTAAAGTCCCTACAGTGGGACAATGCAGAACTCACCAAGAAGAACGGTGAGTTGTCAGAGCGGGTCAAGGAACTCGCAATGATGCGTAACAACCGCCGACCTAATCGTAACCGCAAGTAGGAGAGAAGTGCCGCTGTAGCTCAGTTGGTAGAGCAATTGATTTGTAATCAATGGGTCAGGAGTTCGAATCTTCTCAGCGGCACCATTCTCTAGGAGAGTTTTATGATAGCAGATGTTCTTTTAGGTGTTTCAATAATTTGTCTAGTTGTGGTCAGCATCTTGGACTATCGTTGGAACAGACGTTTAGATGAACGTATTTCAGAGTTGGAATATAAAAACAAACACAGAATTTTTACTGGTAGTAAACCTACAAACAAATTATCATGACAGTAAAACTTATATCACATTCACAAGTACCCAAAGAAGGGTTCATTGGTATAGATACCGCACAAGACCTTATTGCATATTGTGCCCGTGTATCTAATCCTTCTAATCAGTTGAATAGAGATACCGCCGAGAAATTGGTTAGATATCTTATTAAACACAAACACTGGTCACCCCTTGAGATGGTCAGTGCGTGTCTTGAGATTGAGACAACACGGGATATTGGACGACAGGTATTGCGTCACCGCTCGTTCTCTTTTCAAGAGTTCAGTCAGCGTTATGCAGACCCGACTAAGGATTTGGAATTCGTTACCAGAGAGGCTCGTCTACAGGACGAGAAGAACCGTCAGAACAGTGTAGAGATTGATGACCCCAAACTACAAGAGGAATGGGACACTCTACAGGAGATGGTGATTGAGGACGCACGTTCTGCATACAACTGGGCAATCAGTAAGGGTATCGCAAAAGAACAGGCTCGTGCAGTTCTACCAGAGGGTCTTACCATGTCCCGCATGTATATGAACGGAACTCTTCGTTCATGGGTGCATTTCATCGAGCTTCGCAGTGGTCATGGAACGCAGAAAGAACACATGGAGATTGCCAGAGAGTGTGCAGTTGCAATTGCACCTATCTTCCCCATGATACAGGAATTTGTGAATGAATAAATCACTGGTCATTGGTAATGGTGAGTCACGCAAGTGGTTCAGTGAGAAACAGTATAGAGTTGATGCTGTCACATGGGGTTGCAATGCAATCTATCGTGATGTGATGGTTGACAATCTCGTTGCAGTTGACTATGCCATGCAACAGGAAATCTATCAGTCTAATCACTGGAGAGACACACAGTGTTGGTTTGCGAACTGGTCTATTCTTCCTGCTGATGTTGCAGAGATGATGTTCATGGGATACGATATTCCAGAGTCGTTTGTTCACAAGACACCTCATCGCACAGACCGTTGTGTTATCTCAGGTAAAGACCCTGTGACATTACAGGAGAAGATTGAGGTGGCAATGAAGATGAATCCAGACCTTGACATGGTTGACCTTCGTAACAAGATGGAGAAGGATGTTGGTGTCTGGATTACATATGTCGAAGAGGACGACAACATAAATACTATTGACTTTCCTGTAGGATGGTCAGCCGGAAATACTGCAATCCACCTTGCATGTCAAAGTGGTGCAGAAGAAGTTTATATCTTGGGATTTGATTTGTCAGCATATGATGAACCATTGAACAATGTATATAAAGGGACAGATAACTATCTGTCAAGTGATGCAAAAGGTTTTAATTCAGTCAACTGGATTAACCAGATGCAAACTGTTTTTACAGAGTATAAGGATGTTAAGTTTTATTGGGTTGATCCTGTGGACCGCTTCGGTCAAGAAGAGTTTTTTCTAACGGATCAAAATGGTAAATTTAATAACCTAGAGTACTTGACAAAAAGCAGTCTTTGTGATAAATTGAATATACTTTAACATACGAAAACATACGTTAACATAAGGAGAAAGATATGTCACTTGCGGCATTGAAGAAACAGAACAGTCTTGACTCACTGCTGGGTGCTGCCCAGAAAGAGTCTGCCCCTCAAGAAAAGAAGTCTTACGTTGATGAACGTCTCTGGAAGCCAGTCATGGATAAGGCTGGTAATGGATACGCAGTCATTCGTTTCCTTCCCGCACCAGAGGGTGAGGACATGCCTTGGGCAAAGGTCTGGAACCATGCGTTCCAAGGTCCAACAGGTCAGTGGTACATTGAGAACTCTCTCACCACTGTGGGTCAGAATGACCCTGTGTCAGAGTACAACTCCAAACTCTGGAACTCAGGTGTTGAGTCCGATAAGGAGATTGCACGAAAGCAGAAGCGTAAGTTGCAGTACTACTCCAACATCTATGTTGTGAAAGACCCTGCAAATCCTCAGAATGAGGGTAAGGTTTTCCTCTACCGTTATGGTAAGAAAATCTTCGACAAGATCATGGAGGCAATGCAGCC